GTAACTCTTACCAGCACCACTTTCTCCAGCAAATACAGTGACCTTACCTAAAGGGACTCCCTTGAAGAGGTCCCCCGAAATAAGGTAATTGAGTGCATAGTTGCCGGTTGAAATCCAGTCTGTAGGGTCATTAAACCCGATTCCTAAGCCATCAATACTTTTAGTGATAGACTTGCGGAACTTCGAAATATCGAAGGCCTTTGCCATAGTCTATCTCCTTATTCTGCTTTTTGACGGTTACGGATCATCGCTAGGATGTCCTGTGCACGACTACCTGCTTCACCGCTTGCGGCTGGTGTTGCGGCTGGTGCCGGAGCACTTGCTGGCTCGTCATCGGCATCTTCATCATGTGCTGATGCTGGACTAGATGCGGCTGGTGTCGCAGTTGCCTGTTTGGTGTTATAACCGTTGGGTTTGAAATATGAACCCCATTTGTCCATGTCAAATGCTTCGCCATCAACTGATGCTTCAAACATTTCTTTCATGACTTTGAGTTCAACTTCGCCTGGTTTCTTAGGCAGGAAGCTCTTAAGATCAAACAAGCCGTATTGGCTGATTGCCGCTTGCTCTTGTTCGCTTAGTGCTCGTTCACGACGTGCCCAAACTGAAGTAGAGTAGTCAGCATAGCCGCCTTTTGACGTTTTTGTAATACGGAAATCTGTTCCGCGAACGCTGTCTGTTGGCAATTCTGCAAAGTCTGGATCTAACAATGCTGCCTTAATGATGTTGTAGATTTGACTACCAATGATGAATCTACGGATCGGATTCTCTGGTGTCTTATCTTCTTGTAGACTGCTGTCAACAACAAAACCTTGGAACAAATATGATTTTTTCTTCCAATATTTACGACCCATTGCTTCTAGGCTCTTGTCTTTAAACCAAGGACGTACCTCGGTAAGAATTGGACAAGTTTCTCCCCACATTTCCATGCAAGGGACCTGCACTTCGACTGGTTTACTATTTGTATCACCTTTAACGCCAGCAAACGGTAACTTAATCATGTTACGTTCGATCCAGAAAAAAGTGTTATTTGGGTCCGCATCTGGTAGGAATCTAACTGTTGCGTTAGTGCCTTCTTGAATGTTCCAGTGGGGGTATATTGCGTTGTCTCCACCACCCGAGCTAGTGTTTTGTTGTGAAGATGCTTGAAGTTTTGCTCTGATTTCTGCTAAAGTTGCCATAATGTTTTTCCTTAATGTTTTATTTTATGTGCCATTCCTTTAAAGCCAACTGACTTAAAAGAAAAAGTGCATACAGTTAACTATACGCACTTTTATTTATCATAGCAACCTAAAAGGCTACTAATATTGGGTTATTTTGCCAATCCTGCTAATCTTAGGATAGCTTCAAAATGTTGATTTTCAGCTGTAGACATACCCGGCTCTCGTTGACCTGGTCGTGTAGCACCAGCCATTTTTGGCTCTATGTCCTTGTGTCCTAACACACTTTCGGATCCTTCCATTTCTTGTTTACGCTCGTGACTTCTACGTGCGGCACGTTGTAGTTTAGTCTCACCGTCTTTCATGCTCATTAATTCTTTAACTAGATGATGATAGGGATGACCAAATTCTTTTTCTGCCATGATACCTAATTCAGTGACACCTTTACGCCATGGACTTTTAAAACCTTCTTCTTTATAATTGGCATTATAGTGTCCACCGATCCAATGAGCTAGTTCTTGCATACTAGGTTTTTTGCTGTCTTTTTCTTTATCGTGCACTTCGTCTTCATCTTCCTGACCTTCTGCCATGGGTTGCTGTCCTTGTGGTGCTGCAGATTGTTGAGCTTGTGGTGCCGCAGGTGCCTGCGGTGTAGGTTGTGGTTGTTGCTGTGGTTGTTGCTGTTTTTCTAATTCATTTGCAGCTTCTGGGTCAATTTTTTCTAACCACGCCATGATAGTATATATTGGATTTCCTTGTCCGTCTGTTTCTCTGGCAAGGTCTTCTAAATCTTTTGATAACATATCAAAGTCAGGAGCATTATCGAGTCCGATACCCGTTAGTGCTTCTATGGTGCTGGTGGCATCAACCCCAACTGTTGGAAGTTGGCCACCAGCTAATAATTCTGCTAGTTGTCCCAGTGTATCTGGTTCTATGTCTCCCTCGGCTAGAGCATGTGCCCAAGATTCAAAAGCATCATCGAATTTATTTGATTTTCTAGAATATATATCAAATTCGTCTTCTTTTACTTTGTCATCGCATATGCAGGGATCATGTTCGCAATCACTACATATGTCGGCTTCTTTAATATAATTTTCTAAATCAACTGTGCCTGTTTCTTGCATGATACTATGTATTAGAGGAAAATATTGTGCTAGGTCTTCTTTGAAACTGTTGACAGTAAATTTACTCTTATAATCTTCCATTGTGGCTTGATCCATTTCAGCCATACCATCCATAGTTGACGTAGGATCAAAAGTTTCAGCAAATGCCTCATATCCTCGCTGTCCGTGTAAAGAATTTATATGACTACGTAGGCTTTCAAGTTTGGCTCCTGTGCGATGTGCTATTTCGTGCACTTCTTGATTTAGTGCATCGTGCTTGCCCATGTGTCTATGGAATGCACTTAGTTGAGCAATCTTGCCGCTGGTATCTATAATATGGCGTCCTAGTTCATCATAAGGACGTCCGCCGTTGGCTACATGTCGCTGCATGGCTTTGGCACCGGCTGTATGGATAAATGGATACTTGAAACGCTCACCTTCCTCATTCTCTATGAAGATAGCTGAAATATTACTAGGCATTCCGCGACGTCCACCGATGCTTTCGTCATTGACGCTCTTTTTATGTTTAACAATTAATTTTGTTCTTTCTAACACTCGATGGCTAGTCATAGAACTGCCTGTAAATTTTGATTCATTCATGCTTTCTTCCTTACTGCCGTTACTGGCTAGATATTGAAAATCATCTTTGTTTAGATTAGATTTAGTTATGTCTCTGGTGTCAAATCTTAGCAATCTACGCATGGCAAAGCTACGCATTTCACGTAAGAAATCATACCAATAGTCTCTGCTAACAGGGTCAATATCTTCTAATATGCTTTTTCCGTAGAACATTTTTAATGTTCCGAGTTCATTTATACTAATACTAACACGACCTAGATCGTGATTTTCGATAGTAAAATCAAAATCATAGAACCTAGCTTTTCTAGGATCCATGGTGACTTCGCCTGTTTCGTCTCCCATTTGTAAATTAGTGAAACGACTGCGAATTTTGTCAAATAAGTCCTGGCTGATTATTTCAATAGTTTTCATAGCTATATTTATTAATAATTACTGATGTAGATAGGCATGGGCATGTCGTAGTCGTCCATCTTGGCATCTTCGATCATCTTGTTGTAGATTATAGGATCCCAATCTCCTAGCATCACGATCATACGAACGGCTAACAATAATGCTGAAACTAGGTCATCATACTGCTGATCTTTGGCCTTAAATGTAATTCCTGATGCAACAAAAGTCTTAAGTTCTGATATGAGACTCTTGCTGTTAATCTTCATTTTATTCTGTTCTATCAGCTGTTTGGCTTTGCTACATGCTGAAATTTTGCTGTTATGTGTAGTATTAAAACCTCTACGGAATCGGCGAACATGTCCTTTCTTTAACGGCTCACTTAAGAACATTCCGGGAATACTTTCCTCTCCCATTTCATTAATAGCTATTAGTGCCGCTTCACCTACTGTGTTGTTTTCTACACTATAGTATATGGTAGAAGTCTTACCTTCTTCTAGACACATGCCATCTATATACTTACAGATCTCTCGTAATATCTTGACCTGGCTTTGTATAGGTGTGAGATTATGCTGCCATTCTCCCACTTGTTCTAGACTAGGTAATTCAAATATTTCTATACCTGCATAGTTACCTCCTGTTCCTAGACTAGGATCGTGTGCTACAACATAGGTGCAGGAAGGATCTATTTTCTTATACCAACGAACTTGACCCATTTTAACTATCGGCTCTACGCCTTCGAGATCGGCTAGGCAGATACTGTTGATCAATGTTTCATCAAATACCAAGAATTCACAATCATGCTCACGTCGGAAACGTTCTTCTCCAATACGGCTACGTTCTTCTTCGGCCCACTTGTCGTCACGGTCGGGATGCTCTCTCCAATGCGCTTTAAAGGGGAAGAATCCGTTGCGTCCTACTTCTTGTGTATTACCAAATTCATCTAAGCGTTTGTTAGCTTCTTTCCATATAGTAGCAAATTGATCTTCATCACTGTTAGGAGTTGATGTAATAATTGCCTTACCGCCTGTGGCCAGCGTAGGACTTATTGAAGTCCAGAATTCTGTGGCTACGTTAGGAGGAACGAAAGCAAACTCATCAGCATATAGTAGTGAGAGTGATAAACCACGACCTGTTGTTTCAGTGGTTGTTTGTGCGATAATCCTACTACCATTATCAAATTCAATACTTTGCTTGTTATAGCTTGTGACACCACAGCGTATATGATCAGGACAGAGTTCGTAGGCAAATCGTATCCTGCTCATGATTTCCTGAGCACCTGTATATTTGTGTGCGGCAATCAATATTGTAGCATCAGGTACAAACATGGCATACCATAGCAGATAACCTGCCGCTGTTGTGGTCTTACCTGTCTGTCGAGGTAATAAATTCACATTGAATCTATGATTATGATAGCTGTCAATTAGTCTACGTTGATAGTCAAACGCTTCATAGAGCAAGCGACCTTTTGTAGGATGTTGTATGTAAAAAAAGTTATCAAGAA